ACTACTTTAATTAAATAAATTTTATTAATATTTATGGATAACGGAATTTTAAATAATTTACAGATCGGTAGAGGTAAATGGTTTTCAGATCTTGTAGATGAAAACATGATTTCAAACGCAATGTTAACTAGACCGTACGAAGTAACACGTGTTATTTCTTATGTATTTGGTTCTAAAGATGATGGTTATAGCACGTCTTTTGGATGCTAGTTACTGGTGGTCTTGGTAATGTAATGTCAATTGATCAGAGAGATTACGAATGGAACGTAATGATCGATACCGATAGAGCTGTAACTATTCGTTCTGCAAAGTGGAATGGACAAGAAATTACTGCCGCTAATGCAGATACAGTTATGGCAGGTTTGGGTAATACACCTATCATGTTATGGTTGGAAGATAAATGGTTTGGTCCGGGTGCTATTTTGGAATTCGATGACAGAAACTATCAGGTACGTGTATCTGGTGCACCTTATCAGGATGGTAACGAATGGGTTTACACTTGTTTCATTGCTGATGGACAATCTAGTTCTTATATTCCTGGTGAATATTTAGTATCTGGTCATCAGGTATCTCGTTTGGCTTCTGCTTATGAAGAATACAGCGAAGAAGGTGATATCCTGAACTATAATACTCATTTCAAGATGAGAAACTTCTTGTTTACTACTCGTCTGGATTATGATATTACAGGTACAGCGTATTCTACAGTACTGTGGATCGCTTTAAAAGATCCTAAAACAGGTAAGACTTCTTACTTGTGGTCTGATTACCAGGAATGGAAAGCCATGAGAGAATGGTCTAAGAGATGTGAACGTATGTTGGTTTACTCCAAGAGTAACGTAAACAAAGATGGCTCTACTTCTTTACTGGGTACTAATGGTCGTCCGGTATATATTCCTGCAGGTTTGTTGCAGCAGATTGCTCCGTCTAATAGACGTTATTACACTGAATTGACAGCTGAACTGTTGGAAGACTTCTTGTTTGACCTGTCTTATAACATTTTAGGTACTAATGAACGTAAGTTTGTTGCTCTGACTGGTGAAATGGGTATGAGAGAATTCGATAGGGTTTTGAAACAGAAAGCTGTTACTATGAATTTAATTGATACTAAGTTTGTAACCGGTTCAGGTCAGTCTTTAGTATTAGGTGGTCAGTTTGTTACTTACAAAATGACTAATGGTATCGAATTGACATTGAAACACTTCCCGCTGTATGATGATACAACTTACAATCGTTTGTTGCATCCGGTTTCTGGTAAACCGCTGGAATCTTATAGAATGACATTCTTGGATCTGGGTCGTAGAGACGGTAAATCTAACATCGTTAAGGTAGTTAGAAAAGATCGTGAAATGGTAATCTGGAATACTTCAGGTTCTGTTGCTCCTGGTGCAGGTTATGGTAAGAATGCAAGCACAGTTAGATCAAACGCAAAGGATGGCTATAGCGTGCATTTATTAGGTGAGATGGGCATTTGCTTGTTCGATCCCCGTGCATGTGGTGAGCTCATCATGGATGTGGAAGCATAATTTGTATTTTTCTGTACACGTTATTGGAACAAAAATTAATTTTTATCGTTATCTAGATATAATTAATAATAAAGATTATGTTTACAGATAACGAAATTAAGAATTTTGACATTTACAAAGCCACTAATAAATTTAATGGCAAGTATTATATAGGTGTGACCACTCAGGGAGTAGGTGCTAGAATGAAAAAGCATTTATATAAAGCCTTGAGTGGTTCCCAATATAATTTTCACAAAGCATTAGCTGAATTTGGTTTGGAAGGATTTTCAGTAGAGGTCATAGATTCTACAGAAGATTTGGAAGAAGCAAAACAGTTAGAAAAGAAATGGATTGAATATTATCACTCAAACAATTCTGAATATGGTTACAACAGCGATTGCGGTGGAGATATCATGTTTCATACCGAAGATACAAAAGCAAAGATAAGCGCTGTACATAAAGGCAAGGATATGTCTAAATTTTATTCCGCTTTAATTCAATATTCATTATCCGGTAAATTCATCTGTGAATACGAAAGTATGGCTTCTGCAGAAAAGAAAACTGGAGTATGTAGAGCGAGTATTATTAGAAGTCTTAAGAAAGCAATAAAAACGCAATCAAAAGCTAACCCTTATATTTGGGTATATAAGAAAGATTATCCTGACGTTCCTTTACAAATTGATCCAACAGATTGGAAGCCAAAACCAAGAGTAAGAACAGTATCTAAAAAGTTTCTTGAGGAAAAAGCAAAGCTTAAAACCGTAGACGGAACTGCATTAAGCGCACCAAAAGCAGTAATACAATACAATAAAGATTATAAGGTGATTAGTGAATATTACAGTATTGCAGAAGCAGTAAGACAAACTGGTATTAGTGCAAACACCATTACTACTTACTGCAGCGGTAAGAACGATAATAAATTAAAAGATCCCAAATTTCTTAAGAAAATTAAATATATCTGGAAATTTAAAGAATAATTATGGAAGTAGTATTAAAATTCGCCCGAGTAAATCCGTGGGCTGGAATAGCTAAATATAAAAATTGTTACGATTATATTGGTACATATTGGACAAGAGCTGGTAACATTCATACAGGTTTAAGTGAAGAAGATGCTCGTAGACTTGAAAAAGTTATGGGTTATGAAGAAGGTCATTTAGCACCTACTAGTTCTTTTTGGAAAACTTATAGTGTAAGATTAGGAGCTAAAGATGTTTTCTTGCATACTGAAAAACCTGAAGATGAATTAGCGTATCTGTTTTTAAAAAATCATAAAAGAGTTGCAACTGGTTTAAGCAATATCAGACCTCAACATGATTATGTATTAGTTAATACTGATGCTGAAGCAGAAGCTGCTAATAAACTTAACAAAATTAAACGTGAAGCATTTGCAGAATTTAATAAGATGTCTCTCGAAGAGATGCGTAAATGTTTACGTATTTATGGTCACAAATCAGACAACATTAGTAATGAATTAGTAGAAAGCAAGTTGTTTGAATTGATTGAAAAAGATCCTCGTAAATTCTTCTTACTGTGGATTGATAACAAAAATAAAGATACTCAATACATTTTAGAGACTGCAATTAGTAAGAATGTAATTCGTAAGTCAAAGAATGTATATTATTATGGTACTGACGTGATTGGTAGAAGCCAAGACGATGCTATTAGTTTCTTAAATGAAAAGGCTAATCAAGATATCAAAATGGCAATCATGCAAGAAATTGAATCTAAATAATTATGAATATTAGTGAATTACATATAGCATTTAAAATAGAAGCTGACAAGAATGCCGTTAATATTGGTATGTCTGGTTGTCCTTCTTTTTTACCTGAGGAAATAGATTATTGGTTATATGCTGCATACCTCAGTAAAATAGCTACCAAGTTTACGGGCAATAATACTATTAGAACTCCTTTTGAAGAAAATAGTAAACGTGTATCAGACCTTGAAGGTTTAGTAAAAACAGATAAAGGTTTAACACTATTGAGTGAAACAACTAGTAATAGATTAATGCTCAATGACTTTAAATCTACTATTACTTATGGTAGTCAAGCTCAAGATAAACGTATGTATTTTATTCAAGGTATATTACACTTTGGTAGTAAATTAGCTAATGTAAAACTAATAAGTCATGAAAACGCAATGAGGTTCTTAGAGACATATAATAACAAACCTTGGATAGAAGAACCTGTTGCTATACTAGAAGATAATAAGTTGATAGTGTTCGTGGATAGGGATCTTATGATAGGTCCCTATACTATCGACTTAACTTATCTAGCATATCCTAAAAGATTAAATAATCAGGATATTACTTCAGGTATGGATGAAATACCAGAATATATGCAGTATGAAGTAGTTAAGTTAGCTGCTGATATGGCATTAGAAAATATAGAATCACCAAGAGTTCAATCACATCCACAATATGTGGCACAATTAGCAGAATAATATGAGTAGCAAGGAATGTCAAATGGAATTTGAGCGTAGGTTACAATTAATAGATCCTACTCTTACTATAGAACAAAAACCTAATTCAGATCTTATTTTCTCATTGTTAAATGAGGCCCAAGATCGCTATGTAATGATGAACTATGTGGGCGATGATCAAATGGAAGTTGAGACTAATACTCAAACAAGAAACACAGATTCTATTAAAAGTTTATTGGTTGAAAAAGAACTTACTCAAAGTGGTTCGACATCCAATGGTATTGCAAGGTATAGGTTACCTTACTCCACTACTGATGAGTATTTCTTATACGTACACTCCGTAAGTAAAGTAAAAGGTACTTATAAGCAATATACTACTGAAACTAAAGTAGATAATCAATTAGTAAAATATAGGGATCTACCAAAGTTTATGAAGACTGCTTATAATACACCAATTGTAAGACAACCGGCAGTAGCTTTAATATCTGATCCAACTACTAAGTATATGTACATGGAAGTAGTAGTAGATGCTTATACTACCTTAAGTGGTGTTATTCTTACTTACTATAGAAAACCATTAAGATTTAATACTACAACTGGTACTTCAAAATGTGAATTACCTGAATCTGTTCATAGTGAAATAGTTGACCTTGCTGTTAATATGTTTATTACAGAAGGTAAATACAGATTACAAACTAAACCATCTAACCAAAGTAATAGAGAATAATTATGAAGTTCATTGAATTACAAACTGCATTTGAAACCGAAATAGGTTTACTTGATAATAATATTGAGAAACCAGTTACAGCAGATATTGAATATTGGTTAATGGCTGGTTTAGATAAGTTTATTAAAACTAGATACTCAGGTATTAATTACAAGCGTACAGCATTTGAACAGGATCAGAAAAGAATTGATGATCTTCGTACACTTGTAACCAATAAGACATATCAGTTTACAACATTCTCAGAAGAACAAGTAGTTACATTACCAACAGATTATATGTTTACTTTAGGTGAAACAGCAGTAATCTATAGTAATAACAACTGTTGGCCTAAGGGACCTAATGGTCAACCTAGGACTAAACATACAGATGTGTTAGAAGCTACTATTGAGAATTTTGATAGACAAAGACAAAATACATTATCAGAGTATAGATTGCATGGTACTTCAGCAAGACCTTTGAGATTATTTCAAGGTAATGAAATCCATTTATATACCGATGGTAATTACAATATAAAGAATTATATCCTCACATACTTGAAGACTCCTAAAAGGATTAGTCTTACTACGGCTCCTTTTGATGAATATACGGATATGCCAGTATCTACTCATCAGGAAATCGTAAAAATAGCGGCTGAATTATACTTAGAAAATAAGGCTAATCCAAGATATCAATCGTATATGAACGAAGTTTCAACAATGGAGTAAGTATACGATTTTTTAAATTCTTAGTTTAACCTAACGCGGAAACTTGAAACACAGGAGTAGAAGGGTTAAATACAGTTAAACTAGGATATCCGTTTAACTAAAAACAAATTAATATTATGTTACAGAAAGTCAATACTGTATTGATTGCTAAAACTGCACCGGCTATGTTTACTACAGCGGATGCTTTGGCAGATGGAGCTATTGCTCTTTTTAATGAAAATAAACAGATCTTAACTTCTGCTGCAGCGGCAGCTTCTGCAAAAGCTATCTATGTAGGTGTTTGCGAAGGTAAAGAAGATGTTTATAATCAGACAGGTACGAAGAGTACTAAGTCTATTATCAGATTCTCTAAAGAGATTCAGAAAGGTTCTAATCCTACGTTGGTAGTTACTAGTTTTGCAGCAAAATCTGAAGATAAGATTATTATTACTGCAACCTCTGTTACTCCGGAAGTTGGTCATCGTTATGTACTTCGTTTAGTTTATAATGATATTTATGAAGCTCCGGGTCAGTTTACTCATACTTATGAAGTAATTGCAAAGACTACAGCTCCTGCAGATTTGATGAGCGCTTTTGCAAAGAAAATTAACAAACACAAAGAAGCTAGAGTTACTGCTAGCGCTAGTGCAGCTGTTTTGACTTTGACTGCAAAAGAAATCCCGTACAATCAGGGTGTTACTTTGGATCATGGTTATACTCAGGTTTCTGTAGAAGCATCTATGTGGACAACAATTCCTTCTGGTTTACTGAGCAACGCAATGTATCCGATTTCTAATCTGTCAATTGCTAAGACTCAAGGTACTCCGGGTAAGGGTAACGCTTACATTGTAAGAGATCGTGAAGATGCAGCAATGGGTTACAGAGGTATTACTCATAGAGCTAATGGTATCTATCCTTATATCGCTCCGGAATTTAGATCTGATTTGAGTGCAGAATATGATACTATTACAATGGAATGGGATAATAAATATCTGTCTGATGATAATCAATATATTAAAACAACTCCGCTGGCAGTTGAAATGTACATTGTAAAAGATCAGATCAAAACAATAAATTATTTGTGAATATGATTAAATCTTTCATTTCTGGTGCAGAAGTATCTGAATAAGGATTTAATTAATTTTTAACCATGAAAGGGATTGGGGAAGTTATCCCTAATCCCTTTTCTTTTTATATACGATTGATATGAATGACATAAACGATAGCTTGTATTATGCAGAAGTAAAATTACTTACAAAGTACTGTCATAACTGCTTAGATAACAAGATGAAAGATAAAATCATGATGTTCTTATTCAAGAAAACTTTATATGAAAATGCTATAGCATTAGACTTTACAGAAGATGCAGATAGATATTATAAAGAAATGCTTAACTTGCTTGATATGAGAACATGCAATTGTACTATTAATGACTGTAAAAATTGTAAAGATGGATATTGTGAATTATGTAAATAAGGTTGGGGAATTAGTTAATCAGTCTACTAAGTACAATGCAAAACTGGATAGAGTTTCTATTACCAATTTAGTATTATTGTTACATTTAGATAAAATTATCTAGTTGGGCAAGTACTAAAGTAGATGATGAAGATTTTCCCATTACTCAGGAAGATGTAGATAAAATTATAGAATGTATGCATTGTTTAAAAAAACAAATTAATTTCTATCCAGAAAAAGATATCGATGATGATTGTATATTAACAGAAGTAGAAGAACATATAATTCAAGAGTAATATGAATAAAAAGATATCACAATTTGAGGTTACCACATCTTTTGAAGATAATGACATTCTAACTCTTGTACAAGATAAAACTAATAAGATAATTCATAAAGATGATTTTGAAACTAGTTTATCTAGTACGTTTGCAACTAATGAAAGAGTAGATGGTATTGAAGAAGATGTAGCTAATCTTGATACTAAAGTAGACAACAATTACACAGATCTATCCAACAAAATAGTAGAAGGGGATACTAATGTTACTAATAACCTGAGTAGTAATATTAATAGTTATTATGATGTATTAAACAATAAGATCATTACTCTTGAAGATAAACACGATAAGGATTTAACTGAAGTTAATGATACAGTACAGGGTTGGATAGATACTATTGATGATAAGTCTACTAAAGAACAATTACAAAACCTATTAAATAGGTTGATTGAAGATGAAAACATCATTACAGCATTAGCAGATTTAATTGCAAATGGTGGTGGTAGTGGTGAAGCACCTGGTTTTCATACACAACCTACTAGTACCATATTTCCATTATCAGGGTACTATAAAGGTGAAAATGCTGATCCTTTAACTACTACAGATACCTTAAATCAAGCATTAGGTAAGCTGGAATGTCAGATAGATAACATTGCTTCAAGCAGCTCTGGTTCACTTCCTTTGATTAAAATAGGACAAACTACTGCACCTAGTGATGGTACAATATATACTTCAGGTAAAGTAAAAGAAGATTATCTACGTAAAGATGGTGATACTGCAACAGGTTATACTACATTTTTGGCAGGTATACAAGGTGGTAAAACCTTTAGATCTGGTTGGGATGGTGAAGGAGCTAGTTTATGGCCTGTAAACACCAAATGGCATTTAGAAGTAGATGATTTATTTGTTCGTGGTAATCTGACAGTAAATGAACTAATTGTAAATGAAATAAAAGCTGTTGGCGGAGATATATTAGTTACAATGGCTGATATGGAAATCGTTGAAGTAGTAGATGGTAGTGATGGATGGACTTGCTACTTTGATGACGAAGATGGTACTAAGTACAATCAGTTTAGGGTGAGAGACCAGGCTATCTGTCAGAAATTTGATGGCAAGAATGTAAAGAGATACTGGAGAATGGTATCTGAAGTTGGTAATAACTTCATCGTCCTTTCTAAAAGCGTATGTGAACCAGGTAGCGCTAATCCTGAAGTAGGAGATAAAGTCTTATTGTTAGGTCATAGGGTAGAAGCAGATCCTGAATTGAATTCATCTATGAATGATAGACGTAATGCTATATTCATTTCAGCTAAAGGTGAAGGTTCTCCTAGAATTGCTTTCTATGATAACATCGATGACTTTACTTTGGCTGGTAAAGATCGTACTGTAATCGGCAAAGAAAGTAAGTTTGTTGGTACTCTGATGCAGACTACAGAGACTGGTGATGTAGTTAGAGTTCCTGTATATAGAGGAGAATGGAATCCTGATACTACTTACAATTATTATGATCAAGTTACATATCAAGGTAGTTTGTGGATTGCTATGAAGGATGGTGTCACTAGTGTACCTGGTCCAGATAATGATGAATGGCAATTACAAGTATCGAAAGGTGATTCAGGTAAACCTGGTGATGATGTAGCTAAATGGGTTGAAATCACTGGTACAAGACTGTTCTTATATGATACTCCTGATTACTCTGGTACACCAACTCCGTCATCTGTGGTACTATATTGTAATACTTATGGTATGACTAATCCTACATATGAATGGAGATTATTAACAGAACCTATAGAAGTAATTGGTAACAATGTAAGTACAGAGATACCTCATACAATATTTACTACAAGAACAGCCAATGTGCGTTGTGTAGTTACAGATTCAGATGGTAGTCAATACTACGACGATATACAAATTGCTAAATTAGCAAATGGTGCTGAAGGTTTGGATGCTTATTATGTTGATTTAACTAATAGTACTGTAAATATACCTTATGATTCATCTGGTAATACACCTTTAGTTAATCTTAGTACTATTTATACAGAAGTATATGCTTATCGTGGAATCGATCCTATTGACATTGTATCTATTGAAGCAACTACAACTCAAGGTGATGCTACGGTTGAAATACAAGGTAATAAAATCACTTTAAGTAAAATAAATAGTATAAGCGCAACTATAAGGTTGACTATCAAATTAACAGATGCTACTATCCTTACTAAGGATTGGTACATAAATAAAACTCATGATGGAGAATCTGGATTTGATGGTGTAGATGCAGCATATGTGATGGTTACAGGAGAACAAGTATTTAAATATACTTCTAATGCTACTACTCCCATTCCGGCTACAATTAATTTATTAGCTACTGCATTTAATATAGAATCACCTATGTTTTACTGGTACTGGGCTCTACCTGGTACAAACGATTGGCAAGAACTAGTAAATGAAACAGGTAACAACCTATTAGTAAGTCCTACTGGTAATTATTTCTCAGGTAATAATGAAGTAACATTTAAGTGTGAAGTTACATCTACTAATGGAGGTGCTACATATATGGATATGATGACCATCAATAAACTATATGACGGTAAAGATGGTGAAGGTGGTTACAGAGGTACGTTAACAAATGAAGCTCATACTGTATCTGCCAACTTTAATGGAGAAGTAGATCCTACAGAATTATCTAGGGCTGTAACTGAAACTCGATTGTGGTTTGGTATAGATCAAATTGAAAATAATAATTATTCTATTACAAGTACATTAATAAGTGGTGATGGTTCAGTAAATGTAGACAATACTAGTAAGAAAGTAACAGTAACATCTCTTACTTCGGATACTGCTGTATGGAGAATTCATTTCTTAGTTGATGCTAAAGAAGTAGATGTTTGTGATTTTACTGTTACTAAAGCTAAAGGTGGTGCAGCAGGTTATCAACCAATATCAATATACTGTATGACCAATAGTACACCTAGTAGACCTACATTGACTACTAGACCTTCCTCCTCTGGTACATCCAGCGGTGGTTATACTTGGTATCTTGATCCTACTTACTCTACTAGTTATGCTACATGGGAAAGTCATGGTAACATAGACCCTAATAATAATGGTGTAGTTGTAGTAGACCAAACTACCGGGTATAGATGGACAGCTCCAGTAAAGATAAGCGGTAAAGATGGTGAGCAGGGAGATAGAGGACCTGCTGGTTCCCCAGGATCTCCAGGATCTCCAGGTTCTGATGGTTTAGATGGACCAGGATTGAATTATAGAGGAGAATGGACATCTGGTAAGACTTATGGTTGGACAGCGGGAAATGCAGGTAATGTAAGAGACGTTGTTAAAGATGGCAGCTATTACTACATGTGGAATAAATACTATAGAGGTAGTGTACCAGTAGCTTCAAGTAGTAATAAACCTTCTACACACTATACTACAAAAGATGGAGATAGATATACTTCAGATAATCGTACTCCAGCATACTGGACTCAATTTGGAGCATCTTTTGAATCAATAGCTACTGGTTTGTTATTAGCAGAAACAGCAACTATTGCAGGTTGGGAATTTGCTGATCAATACATTTATGCTCAATCTAATACTATGCGTCTAGATGGCAGAACTTCACCATTAAGCGATGTGCATTTAGCAGCTGGTAGTAATGCAGCATCTAGTCCTGGTAGTGCTCCTTTTAGGATAAAAAAAGATGGAGTATGGTTTCCACTAAAGCTAATATTACTGGTACAATATCAGCAAGTAGTGGTGATATTGGTGGAGTTCAAATTAGTAATGGTTTAAGAGGAAGTGGATGGTCATTAAGTAACTCCGGATATTATTGTAGTGGGGATGGAGTTAACGCTGGTTTTGGTATCAATTCTGCTCCAGCAACGTATGGTAAAAATCTTCCAATGTCTATAAGTTATACTAATAACGTTTATGGTGATTATATTTTAGGATCTACTATCAGTGCTAATAACTCAGAGGGTTGGGCTGTTGGTTTAGCTGTTACTGGTGGTTTTCTTTGGTGTAGACAAGGAGTATATGATACATGTAAAGCACAATTAAATCCTAATGCTTCTGGAAATAGTATTCAACTAGTTTGGCCCAGCGGTAGCAATGGTAGTGGTTACGGTTGGAGATTTGAAATATATAGTACTAGTTACAGTACGGTATATTTACCGGATAGATCATTACTAGCTAAACATTTAGGCTTAAAAAGTAACAATTATTTTAACATAGAAGTGCTACTTTATGCTTCTAACTGGGGCACTTCGTATAATATTTTTCCTAGTCCTGGTATGTCGCTGTTTAATGAAGCTGGTAGAAGTATAAGTAGTTATAAATTAGACAAAGCTATGGCAAGAAGATTTTTAATTACAGCTTCAGATACTTATTATGCAAGAACAATTTAATATTTAAGTTATGACGATAATAGTAAGAAAGAGTGATGGTTATGTACTAAATAGTGATGAATTTAATGGTTTAGACATGACTGATCAAATAGATGTTTTAATAAATGATCTAGATCCTAATTATTATGATATAGTAGATGTTGAAGATCCACACGATGAGACTATAAAATATCTAATGAAAAGATATTTCTATAAAAATGGTGAATTACTGTGTACATATTACATTACTGCAGAACTAGAAGAAGTGTTAAAAGAAGCAGAAGAAGAATTAGCTTCTACTGATTATATAATGACTAAGGCTGCAGAAGCAATGGTACTAGGACAAGAACCTTCTTCACAATATAATTATACAGAAGTTGCAGAAAGAAGACAAGTTCTTAGAGATCTTATTAATGATCTTAGACAAAAGAAAGAAGATTATCCTTTCACCAGTATGTATCTAACTGAACCTTTAATCTATAAACAATACAGTAATGATAAAGAATAATGTATATTATGAATTCTTTGCAAGCTATATGGTACCCAATTCTAATGAAGTTGGGTACTGGATAGACTTGGGAGCAAATTCAAAAGGAAAAGTAATTAAAGTATATAATCCTGATATTAAGTCTTGGGTTAAACTAACAGATGCTACTAGTGAAGATGCTGTTGCTCCTTTCATTGGTTCTAATGGTAACTGGTGGATAGATAATCGTGACACAGGTATACCTGCTTCTGGTAAAAGTCCAATTATTGGTGAAAACGGTAATTGGTGGATATTTGATCCAGCATTAAACGAATATGCTGACACTGGTGCTACTGCATATGGTAAGAATGCATATGAATATGCTGTAGATCATGGATATACAGGTACTGAAGAAGACTTTGGCAAAATGCTTAATGAAGTACCTAATGCGGTTAAAGATGCCAAACAAGCCGTAAAAGACTCAAAAGAAGTACTTCAGAATCCACCAAAGATTGTAGATGGTAATTGGTATATCTATGACTATGCAAAAGATACTTATCAAGATAGTGGTATTAATGCCGTTGGTGATGCATTTGTTATTGTAAAGACCTATCCTTCGATTCAAGCTATGCAAGATGATTACAATAATCCTGAAGTAAAGAAAGGACAGTTTGTAATGATCGATACTGGTGATGTTGAAAATGAAGAGGATTCTAGATTGTATTTGAAAGGTGACGCTGAATGGAAATTCATATCAGACTTATCTGGTGCACAAGGTATTCAAGGTTTATCAGCATATCAAGTAGCAGTACAACATGGCTTTGAAGGTACAGAAGACGAATGGTTAATCTCTTTAAAAGGTGAGAAAGGTGAAACTGGACCTAAAGGAGATAAAGGTGATACTGGAGAAAAAGGGGCCACTGGTGAAAGAGGACCTCAGGGTTTACAGGGAGAAAGAGGTTTACAAGGTGTACAAGGTGAAAAGGGTGAGCAAGGTGTACAAGGGCCTGTTGGACCTAAAGGTGAGCAAGGAGAGCAAGGTATACAGGGAATTCAAGGACCACAAGGAGAACCTGGTCCACAAGGACCTAAGGGGGATACTGGTTCAGGATTAAATATTAAAGGAGAATTAGATTCTGAATCACAATTACCACAAGAAGGTGTATCTGGTGATGCTTGGTTAATTGCTGATAATCTATATGTATATGTGGGTGAAAACGGTAATATTGAATCTAATCCTAAATGGAGTAATGTAGGTAGTATTCAAGGACCAGCAGGACCACAGGGACCTGTAGGACCTAAGGGGGAACAGGGAGAACCTGGTCCTAAAGGTGAACCGGGAGCTGATGGAGCACCTGGAATACAAGGTCCAAAAGGTGATCCTGGTGAAAAAGGAGAGAAAGGAGACCCAGGTAGTGATGCTTCTGTAACTAAACAGAATGTAGAAGCTGTACTTACTGGGGATATTACTAGTCATAATCATGATAGTAGATATATATCTAAAAGTAATGCTAGTGCATATACACCTACTGCAGATTATCATCCTGCCACTAAGAAGTATGTAGATGATACTGTGGCAGCAGTAGATGTTACTGAACAAATCTCTGGTAAAGCTGATAAAACTTATGTAGATAGTAAGTTAGATACCAAAGTAGATAAGGAAGAAGGAAAAGGATTAAGTTCTACTGATTTTACTTCGGCTGAAAAAAGTAAATTAGCAAGACTTACCGGTTATGTTGTAAATATAGCCGATAATATGATTCCCACAACTGACTCTGGTCGTATTACATATGCCTTTAAGAATGAACAAACAGGTTCTAATGGTAGTACTCAATCTAAAGTAATAGAGATACCAGCAGCTACAACCTCTGCTGCAGGTTTAATTACTGCTGAAGGGTTTAATAAACTTACTGGATTACCCACATCAGAAGAAATAGATCAAAAGATTAATACTGCTATAGGTTCAGTATATAGGGTAAAAGGTTCTGTAGCTAATTATGAAGCTTTACCTAAAGATAATGTAACAATAGGTGATGTATATAATCTTGAAGATACAGGAGCTAATTATGTAGCTACTTCATCTACTCCAGATTGGGATAAGTTAAGTGAAACAGTAGACCTTAATGGGTATTTGACTAAGACTGATGCAGCTAGTACTTATCAACCAAAAGGCAATTATCTTACTTCAGTACCTGAAGAATATGTAACTGAAACCGAATTAAATGCAAAAGGTTATGCTACTACTACTCAGGTTAATACAAAATTAGATTCTTCTGCATATACTGCTACAGACGTGTTATCTAAAGTAAAGACAGTAGATGGGGTTGGTAGTGGTTTGGATGCTGATTTACTTGATGGTAAACAAGGCAACGAGTATGCTTTAAAAACAGAAGCAATTACAGAGGCACCTTCAGATGGTAAAACATATGGTAGGAAAAATAAGCAATGGTCAGAGATTATAGCTAGCAATCAGTATCTTGACTTAACAACTTTATTTCCAAGTGAAAGTGGTACATTATCAGATGAAAACTATCAAAAGATAGTTGATGCAGTAAATAAAGGAATAACAACAGCAAGAATTGAGACTGACCCTGATGGATTTAGCACGATAACAATTAATAATTCTACTGAAACATATAGTATTATAACAAATATTTTAACAGTAGACTCCTTTATCGACAGGTTTGAAGCGGAGGATAGGATAGCCTTAACCAACCTCTTGCTTGTCGGTATATTCACAAGAGTGGTGACAATATTACTCCCTGTGCTGAAGTTTACTATATCATCCACC